GTCCATATATCTTGACCCATAAAGTTGGGATCTTGACCAGGTAAAATGTAAAAATGTTGAGCTTGAAAATATCTAAAAGGTACTTCAATGGTGGCTTGCTCGACAATTGCATCATTAATTTTCAATTCAGCATCTCTAGTGCTGAGAATATCTCGTAACGTAGTTTCGTTACCATTGTTGTTTGGATTTGGTATAGGATCACCACTGGCATCCAATGCTGGTTTTTCAAGAATATCGCGAAATTCTTGACTATCGGTTATTGGGTTACACTTTACCCGCCAAATATGCGGCCACCATGTTGGGCTGTATCCTTCTGCTGGTCGCGTGCCTTCTTCAACTACATAATATTTGCTAATGGCTGCAGGCGAGCCTAGTACCAAATCATCTCGTTGATGCAGTATTTCTATTACATCGCCGCTCATCAATCTACGACCTAACTGATCAACCATGTTATTTTGATGAAATGTGATAAAAATGGTTTCATTGGTTAAAAACAAACCAAATTGACGGAGATCAAATTCTGTGTCGCTAACTTGATAATGCCCCCTCAAACTATATACATCGTCGTCATACTTTCTGTCACGATTTTCCATGTTCAACACATCTTGAACTGTCATAACTGGGTCGTTGTTGCCAGTTAGATCTAAATTTACTGTCAATGGGTCTGGTTTACCTTGAGGTACTACACCTAGCAGTTTGTGTATGTAGAACTCGGTTCCACCAACTCTATATTGCTCCGATACTATGCGGTCAATCAACTTATAATCGTTGGTTTTTACCGCAACTCCCTTCCATAAACTCAGTGGTGGCATATCAACATCCTGTTTTGTTTATTTACCTAGCCGTGATTTAAAATTCCCTAGTTTTGATCACGCAAATAAATAGATCTAGAGGATTAAACATGGCTACACCACTGAGACAGCAAATGATTAACGAAGTTCGTCTTATGATGGGCGGACAAATGGTTGATATTGAACTTGACCCCGAACATTATGAAACAGCAGCTAACCTAGCATTTGATCGCTATAGACAACGTGCTGGTAATTCTATGGAAGAAGGTTACATGTTTCTCAAAGTTCTGTATGAACAAAATGTTTATTATTTGCCTGACGAAATTATGCAAGTTAGGCAGATTTTTCGTCGAGGATTAGGAGAGATTGGCGGCGGTACAAGCTTAGATCCATTTGCACTAGCCTATACAAATCTATATTTGTTACAAGCTGGTGCAGGCGGCGGTTATACGGCGGGATTGCTGACCTACGAATTGTTTAACGATTATCTAAAACAAGCTGGTAGAATGTTTGGCGCTTATATGAATTACACTTTTGATCCTGTGACAAAGAAACTTCAATTAGTTCGTAAACCAACCGGCGGCGAAATAATGTTACTCTGGGTTATGAAAGTGAAAAGTGAAGATCAAATTCTTCAAGACACATACATTCGACCATGGATTCGAAGCTATACTCTAGCATGGTGTAAGCAGATGCTGGGAGAAGCCTATAGCAAATACAATACGGTAATTGGGCCTCAGGGAGGTACAACATTGAAGGGTGATGCATTAAAAACTGAAGCTAAAACTATGTTTGAAGAGTTAGAAAAAGAACTTGATCTTTACATAGACAGTTCTATGCCGCCGTTTATTGTAATAGGCTAATTTTTTTGTCTATTAACATTTGAAGGTAATCTAGACTTTGATTATTCTGAATTTCATGATACTGCCCTTGACGTAGCCATTCGTATTCACTGGCATGTACCTCTGGACATAACACAGGCATTAATTTAGCATTGGTCAGTGCAGTTGGTAACCATTTTGGTTCTGGATCGCGTCGAATCCACCAAATTTCTCCACCTAAATGATTGATCATAGTAATTTCATTTTGAAATCTTACATCTGTAATTACCACAGACTGTGAAGAATTCATAAGTTTTCTTTCAAGGCTCCATATCCATATACTGGGATCGAAACAGTTACGCATGACGTCTGTGCCTATATTTTGTAGTATCCAGCGAGGCGTTATATCTTTGTTTAATTTTCTACTCCAATATTCATCTGAAGTTTCTCGCCATACTCTGCTGGCTGCTGTATCACCTTCTAACATGTCACGCGGCCAATCAAATATTGCACTCACTGCATCTTTTAAACTATTGGCAAAACTCATAGCTTGAAATTGATGCCGCTTTACTAGGCAATCGCCTACAGTGCCTTTGCCGCTACCAATAAGTCCAACTAAACCAATAATTCTACGTTGCATAACAAATATTATATGTAAAACACGGATAAATTTACAACTTCTCTGTAAACAAAAGTGAAAATCATGGCGATTTTATGAACTATAGGCTAAATAATCTCGTAGATCACCATTTTTCTTATGAGGTCATAGATGGCAATTTTAGTTTCTCCAGGCGTATCAGTAACAGTAAGCGACGAAAGTCAATATGGAGCTGCAGGTTTAGGAACCACTCCACTTATTGTTATTGCAACAAAACAAGATAAGCTGCAACCAGGCAGCACCACTGCAATAGCACCAGGCACAACTGCAGCTAATGCTGGCAGACTATGGTTAATAACCAGTCAGCGAGATGCACTGCAGACATTTGGCAATCCCATATTTTATAGTTCTGGTGGTACAGTTGAACAAGGTAATCAACTTAATGAATTAGGGTTGTTTACACTGTATGAATATCTTGGCATTGCAACTACTGCATATGTTATTCGCGCTGACCTTGATCTAGGACAACTTGTTCCAAGTATTACTGAACCAGTAGGTCCACCACAAACTGGTCAAAACTGGCTCGATTTATCATCGACTACATTTGGTGTATTCAGAAGTAATGGTAATCCAAATCCAGCATTTAGCTGGCAACCTCGCACACCATTAGTGATCAACAGTACAACCAGTCTAGAAAGGGTTGTTCAAGGTTATGCTGCTACCAAAATTATCAGTGGTTCAGCTGCTTGCATCACAGCCAGCGGTAGTCTAGTAATTAACGGAGTTTCTGTCAGCTTGGCTCTTGGAGATAGTATCAGCACTGTGGCTTCTAAGATTAATTCAAACACTGCTATTGGATTAATGAATATTGCTGCAAGTGTTTATGCGCGTATTGAAAAGTATGACCCGACGCAAAGTGATTATGGCGATGTATTCAGCCTACGCTTAACAATTGCTGACCCAACGATGGAAATATCGTTGATAGGCAGCTCTGCAGGCATATTGACTGACCTCGGATTTACCAGCACACCAACCAACGTTGTGTTGCCAGCAGCTCTTTATGGTAATAGCGGTGACTTTGCAGTTAATACACTGCAATCTGCCGACGGATCATACAAGAATGAAATTTTTGAGAAAATCACCGTAACAACAGAAACTGCAACAGCTAATTATTGGTTCCTGGTAGGTAGCACCGATTCAACCTACCCAGGCTGGGGTTGGCGTGAAGCAGCTCCACGTGTATTGACTGGCACTGTTGCTAACCCAACATTTACAATTGGCGAAGAATGCACTATTAAAATTGGTACAGGTAGCGTTCTCACTGTGACAGTATCAACTGGTACACTAGCAGGTTTTGTTCTGGATATCAACACAGAATTGAATAGCGGATCAGGTACCAATGCCTTAGCTACTATCAATGCGGTTGGGGCTCAGAACTATTTGCAAATTACCAATTACGACGGGACTAATATCACTATTAACGATATCAGTGATCAATATGGAGTTGGTACGCCATGGAAAGATGCTGGCTTAAACCCAACTAACACATATTGGGCTAGCATCACAGGTACTACTGCAAATCCAACATATACTGCAGCTACCTTATTAACAGAAAGTGCAACCGTTGCAGCAGCTGGTTCGGGATATGAAGTGGGCGACACTTTAACCGTAGTAGGTGGAACATTTAGCACAGCATCAGTGCTTACAGTTGACAGCATACAAATTGTTTCAGTCAGTGTTAACACAGCTGGCTCAAACTACAGCGTAAATGATACATTAACATTCAGTGGCGGTAGCTACACAACTCCAGTAATTGTTAAAGTTGACAGTATTGGTGCTCTTGGTGCCATAACAGGACTCAGCATTGTACAGGCTGGCCAATACACGGGTGGTACTGCGCCTACAACTAACATCAGTGCTACTACTACAAGCGGTAGTGGTATCAACGCCACAGTTGACTTTACATGGGGGGTTAATACTGTCTCAGTTACAACCCCGGGAAGCTATACTGTGTATCCAAGTGATCCAGCCAGTGTGTCCGGCGGCAGTGGTAGCTCAGCAACATTTAATCTTACACCAGATTGGTTACAGAGTGTCAGCTTCAGTATTGATCCAGGCACTGGTCCGGTAATTGTTCACGTCCCTGCAAGTCCAGATAACACGCTAGACGGTGTAATCAATGAAATTAATACTGTTGGATTCCCCAGCGGACCAATTGTTGCAAGTAAAGTGACAAATGGTGCTAATAACTATCTGAAACTCACAAATACTAATGGAACAAGTTTTATTGTTGAAGATATCAGAGGGACTCCATTGAACGATAGTGGTATTCCTGCTGGCGTAACATTTGGCAGAAAGTTGGTATATCAAGGATATAATCCAAGTCTTACCGTTCCCAGCACATTAGAATCTATTGCAGCAAACAATGTGTGGATCAATACAACGTCTGGTAATCAAGGTGCTAATTACCGAGTGAAGGAATTTGTAATTGATACATGGCGTAATCTAAACATTCGTCCAAACACTGGTACAGTACCAATGTATGCCACAACTACTGCGGCAGACTCGGGATTTGGTAGCCTAAAGCAAGTTGGCAGTGTATTCGTGCAATATAATGCGGACGGAACATCTCCATCAGAAGCCGTACATGTACTAAAACAATGGGATGGTAGCTCATGGAACGACTTGACATATACGCCATCTGCCAGTGCACCAGCCGGTTCACCAGAAGATGGTACACTATGGTATAACACTCAACTCAGAGCTGATATAATGGTCAACGACGGAACACAATGGCTTGGATATAGAAACATGTATCCAGCAACCGATCCTAATGGACCAATCTTAAGTTCAACTCAGCCAACTACCCAGAGCACACTTGCTCCACTGGTTGATTATGATATATGGATTGACACAAATGTTACACCATACCCTGCAATTTATCGCTATGATACATTAACAGCTGACTGGGTATTAGTTGACAATACAGATCAAACTACCAGTAGTGGTATAATCTTTGCTGATGCAAGACCAAATGATGATGGATTAGAAAATGGCAGCACAGTAGAAAGTGATATGGTACTCAGCAACTATGTTGATCCAGATGTACCAGATGCGTTATTATATCCATCAGGCATGATGTTGTTTAACACACGTTATTCAACAAACAATGTTAAGGTATGGCGCGTCGACTATTTGTCAACCGGTACATGGCGTGACCGCTGGGTTACATATAGTGGTAACCAAGTAGACGGTGCTCCTTACATGGGTAGCGCTGCACAACGAGCAGTTATAGTGCGAGCTCTACAAGGCGCAATTGTCAGCAATGAAGCAGCCAGAGCTGAACAAACCACATTTAACCTGATTGCAACTCCTGGCTATGTTGAATGTCTCGATGAAATGATTACGTTGAATGTTGACAAAAAAGAAGTTGCATTCATCGTTGCTGACACTCCTGCAACACTTGAACCAACTGGTACAGCCTTTGTCAACTGGGCTAACAATGCTGCAAATGCTGCGGGCAATGGATCAGACGCTTTAGTGAGTTCAACACCATATGCTGCAGTATATTATCCATGGGGATTGGGAACCAATCTTGATGGAGCAGAAGTTATGGTACCTCCTAGCATGATGGCGCTGCGTACTATAGCATACAGCGATCAAGTAAGTTATCCTTGGTTTGCACCTGCAGGATTCAACAGAGGATTGGTTACTGGGGTATCTAGTGTTGGTTACTTAACTGCTGAAAATGAATTCGCACCTATCACGTTAAATCAAGGCCAACGAGACGTACTATACGTAAACAAAATCAATCCAATTGCCTATATACCAGGCCGAGGATTAGTAGTGTACGGTCAGAAGACTTTGAATCCCGGAACAACAGCTCTTGATAGAATTAACGTAGCACGTTTAATTAATTATCTGAAGTATAATTTAGATAACATTGCCAAACCGTTCTTGTTTGAGCCAAATGATCAGCAGACTCGTACTAATGTTCAAACTACATTCAATAGCTTTATGCAAACATTGGTAACATTGCGGGCATTATATGACTATGCTGTAATTTGTGACACAAGCAATAACACTCCGGAGCGAATTGATCGTAACGAGCTATGGATTGACATTGCTATCAAACCAGAAAAAGCTATCGAATTCATTTATATTCCAATACGTATATTGAACACGGGCGATCCGCTACCAAACGGCGGCGTATAAGATACAAGTACATATATCTTATAAAA